CGCAGCCGGCGGGCGTGCGTCTCCCTCCAGGTGTCCCCGATCCTCTCCGACTCGAAGGCGGCGAACTCGGTGAGCATCCCGCGCGCGAGCCGTCCGGTGGCGGTGGACACGTCGATGGCCTCGGTGGCGCTCTCGATCCGCCCGCCGGCTGTCTCCACGCGGTCAGCGGCCACGGCCCAGTCGAGCCGGGAGCGACTGAGGCGGCTCCACTTCCAGAGCAGGATGACATCGGCCTGCTTGCCCTCCACCAGGTCCATGACGCGCTGGACGCCGGGACGGTTCCAGGTGCGCCCGGAGATGCCGGGGTCTGCCTCGACGGCCACCACGTCGTAGCCCTGCGAGACGGCATAGGTCCGGCAGGCCTGCTCTTGGAGCTCCAAGGAGATTGACTCCTCCTTGTAGGTGCTTTGGCGTAAATACAGGGCTGCGCGGGGCTTCATGAGGCCATTCTAAATCCGGCGTCAAGAGGGTCTTGCCCTTTATTTTGGTCTGGTGTAGGTTTGCTTTTACACACCGAGGCACACGGAGGAGAGCAAGATGGCGAAGACCAAAGAGCAGGCCACCCAGGAGGCTGCCGAAGTCTTCGCACACTGGCTCTCGACTCCGACCGAGGAGGGCCGGCAAGCGGCCTAGACAGAATTGGCTGATTGTGAAAGATCAGCCGCAAGCAGTACCCGGGGTGACCGATCAAAAGGAGCTCCGGGGAAAGTCCACCGAAATTGTGAAACCCCGGCAAACCGAAGGTCGAGGCGAGTGCCCTAGTCGAGAAGGGGCTAGGTGGATGGGGGCCGTAGCTCAATGGCAGAGCAAAGGGATGATCTCTTGGTTGTGGATTCGACTTCCACCGGCCCCACTAGAGCAGCATACGGGCGGTAACCAATCCGCCGTGATTGGCTCTAGCCGGAGGGCAGTAACCTCTGGAGAGGTGATGTGTCCCAGCGATGGTCGGCTTGGCTGGGTGCGGGAGCCGTAAACTCCCGCAGGCGTCGCACTGGCCCGTAAAGCCAGGAGGCGCAGTGGTTCAAATCCACCACACCTCACGGGTTCCCATAACCCCCCATGAGAAGGACCGCAGGCCTATTCACCCTGCACAGCGAGGCCCCAGATGACTTCCACCATCTGGGGCCTTCCTGTTTTCCACAGGCTGTGTGAATCGGTGTGTAAAAGTCTGGGTCTAGTAAGCTATTGACATGGCCGATGATCTGAATACAATGGACGCCTTCACGGCGAAAGTTGTCCCCCTGCGCACCAAGGGCTACTCCTTCGAGGAGATAGCCATGAAGACGGGCGCCGAGGTCGAAGAAGTGGTGACCGTCTGGAAAGAGTTCATCACCTCGCGCACGATCATGCCGCCCGAGGAGCAGGCAGTCCTCCAGGAACTGCGCCTGGAAGTGCTGCTCACGCAGGTCAATGACCGCCTGCGCTTTGCCGACCGCGCCGAGGACTACGAGCTGGTCATCAAGCTGCTGCAGGAAATCGCCAAGCTGCAGGGCATCAACAAGGAGAACAAGCGCAACGCCGAGGACAAGCTGCTGGAGCTGACCCAAGCCCAGACGCAGCTCATCCTCCGGGCCATCTTCGCCATCTCCGCAGGAATGCAGGCGCACATCGAGCAGGTGCTGACCAGCAGCAAGACCATCAAGCAAATCCAGGGCCAGCTCACCGGCCCCGTCCTCCAAGAGCTGTTCACCACCGAGGCGCAGCGCGCCCTGACTGAGGGAGTAGAAGAAGCATGAGCGCCAAAGAGACCATCTACACCAAAGACGTGACCGACGTTCTGGACCTGTTCTATGACCGGGACGGGCAGGAGCCTGACTGGGCCGCAGTGAAGACCCGGCTGTTCTCGGCCACGGACTCCCACTACACCCTCATCGTCAACCTGCTGAAGGCCGTCTGGGTGATCTACGAGGACAGGGCCACATGGGAGACCGTGCTGGCAAAGCTGGAGCAGGAACGAGCAGATGAGCATTCTTGATGCGATGAGGGCTGCCAGCGCCGAGCTGGAGCAGGCCGCCCTCAACGAGCGCTACAAGACCGACATCGCCCTCTGGGCCAAGGACAAGCTCGGCTACACGCTCTGGGCCAAGCAGATCGAGATTGCTCAGGCGCTGCTGAAGTACAAGCGCGTGGCGGTCAAGTCCGGCCACGGCGTCGGCAAGTCCTTTGTCGCGTCCATCATCGTGGCGTGGTGGGTGGACACCCGCAAGGACTTGGACTCCATCGCGGTCACCACGGCGCCCACGCAGCCCCAGCTGGGCATCATCTGGGAGTACCTGCGCGACCACCGGATGAAGGGCAAGCTCCCGGGCGACATCTCCCTCGATGATGAGTGGAAGTCCGAGCTGCGGGTCAAGCGCGCCTTCGGGCGCAAGCCCTCGAACACCAACGAGCACGCCTTCCAGGGCATCCACCGCCGGCAGGGTGTGCTCGCGGTCCTCGATGAGTCCTGCGGTATCCCCGAGACCATCTTCACCGCCGTCTCGGCCATCACCACAGGCAAGTACGATGCCGCGCTGGCCATCGGCAACCCCGATGACGTGAACACCCCGTTCGGCGCCATCTGGAAGACCAACAACGACACCTGGCACAAAATCACGATCAACTCCTACGACTCCCCCAACGTCACGGGCGAGGACTTCCCGGAGGAGGCCTCCGGCGGTCTGGTGACGCTGCAGTGGATCGAGGACCGCAAGAAGGAGTGGGGCGAGGACTCCCCGCGCTTCCGCTCCAAGGTGCTGGGCGAGTTCTCGATGGACGGCACCAACGCGCTGTTCCCCGAGGGCACCCTGACCATGGGCCGCGTGACAGAGCTGGTCCACCGGCAGGACTCCAAGCCGCGCCTCGGCGTGGACGTGGCCCGCATGGGCGGCGACTACACGGTGGTCTACATCTACCAGGACGGCGTGCTCCGATTCCTGGACAAGTGGAACAAGACCACCCTGACCGAGACCGCCGCGCGCGTGGTGACCTTGGCCCACGACAACTTTGTGGATGAGGTCAGGATCGACGGCGTGGGCATCGGTGCCGGCGTCTACGAGATGGTGACCAACAAGTCCGAGGGCCGCTTCGAGACCATCGGCATCATCGGCAACGCGGCCTCGGATGACAACGACAAATGGCTGAACCGCCGCGCCCAGATGTACGACACCCTGCGCGAGGACATGCTGAATGGCCGGGTGGATATTGATGAGGCGGACACCGAACTCATCAAGGAACTGGGCGATCTGGAATACCACTTCAAGAACACCCGGAGCGCCCTGCAGGTGGCGTCGAAAGAGGAAATCCGGGCCAAGACCGGCAAATCCCCTGACTACGCCGACGCCGCCGCCTATGCCCAGATGAACTTGGGCTTCGATCCGAAAAATGCCGTCCACAAGCTGGAGGCCGGCACGCAATTCGAGACCATGCCCGAGGATTTCCTGTTCGCCTACGAAACCAGCATTAGTCCTTACTGATTTGCTGTTTTGGTGCGCAAAAAGCAATAAAGCACCAGTTGATAGAATGGACTGAGTGCTGTCCATTCAGCCATTGACTTTAGGAGTTTCATGTCCAGGAAACGCGCACCGCGCCAGCGAGTGGCAATGACATTCTCGGAGTCGGCTGGAACACCGATGGCCGAGCTGCTGGAAACGCAGGCAGCCAACGCCGCGCTGGCCGGCAAGGTGAACGAGCTGGCCGAGTCGCTGGCCGACGTGCAGCTCGCGCTGGACAACATCGGCTGGCGCCCGCTGGGCGAAGACGCGGACATGAACGAGCTCCCGCTGTCGGCCATCAAGGGCTACACCCAGGTCACTCGCGCGCTGGCGGTCATCAACCCCATCATCAAGCGCGGCCTCGCGGTGCGCCACGCCTACATCTGGGGCAACGGCATCAAGCTGGAGGGGCTGGAGAAGCAGACAGCGTTCGTCAAGTCTGCCGTCAACCAGAAGTACCTCCTCTCAGACAAGGCCCAGGAGGAGATGGAGAACTGCCTTGCCACGGACGGCAACTTCTTCCTGCTGGTGACCAAGCCCGGCCCCAAGTCCACCAACGGCTCTGTGGCCCGTGTGCCCATGCGCCAGATCACCGGCACGGTCTCCAACCCGGACAACTCCGAGGAAATCTGGTTCTACAGGCGGGAGTGGAAGACCATCACCACCAAGGCCACCACGCTGGAGGAAGTGGAGAAGGAGAACGTCGAATACTACCCCGCCGTCGATTACGACGCCGAGGAGTACGGCAGGCTTCCCCGGCAGTTCAAGGGCAAGAAGGTCAATCAGGACTCCCGCATCGCGGCGCACAGCGTCAACAAGCAGACCGGGTGGAAGTGGGGCGTCCCTGACCTCCTCAGCGTGATCTTCTGGGCCAAGGCCCACAAGGAGTTCCTGGAGTGCCAGGCCACGCTGGTGAAGGCCTACTCGCGGTTCGCCTGGAAGGTAGCCACGCCGACAGCGGCCAACGCCAAGGCAGCGGCCACCAAGGTCGGCTCCGCGCCGAGCACCGATCCGCTGACCGGCCAGCCCCAGTCCGTGGGCGCCACCGCCGTCACCGGCATGGGTTCCACCATCTCCTCGGTGGGCCGCACGGGCGGCTCCGTGGACTTCGAGGCCGGCCTGCCGCTGGCGGGCTACGTCGCCGCCGGCCTGAACGTGCCGCTCAACGAGCTGACCGCCGACGCCGGCAACGCCAACCGCGCCTCTGCCGAGACGCTGGGCAGCTCCAACGAGAAGGTCATGAGGGCTCGCCAGTCCGAGCACGTCATGTTCTTCGAGTCGATCTTCAACTACCTCGGCTTCGAGGTGAAGGTGTCCTTCGAGAAGATCGAGGAGGAGGCCGTTTACCGCCAGATTCAGTCGATTGTCTCCCTGCTCCCGCTGAACCTGTTCGGTGACAAGGAGATGCGTGCTCTGGTCTGCAAGGTGCTCGATCTGGACTACGATCCCGAGAAGGTTCCGACCGAGGAGGAGCTGGGCAACCTGATCCTCGCGGCCAAGCAGGCAGAGAAGCAGGCCGAGCTGGCTGCCCAGCACGCAGAGAAGCTGGCCAAGGAAAACCCTGCCGGCGGCGTCCCGGGCAAGCCCGGACCTGCGGCCCTGCCGGCGGGCGGCAAGGCGCCGAAGGTCAAGAAGGACGCCTCCACCGCCCCCTCCAACGGCGACAACTCGTACCGCAAGGACGCGCAGCAGGCCAAGCGGTGAGCGCCGGGAAGTAGGGCGCTCACTGCCTTGGTGTTTATTCCAAGAGCCCCAGAAAATCAAACTGGTAATATGGAATAGACGAATGGAGATTCCCAATGACTGTTACAGAAATCAGCGAGGCGCGGAAACTACAGCCCGCTGAACTGACAGGCAAAACCTGGCGCATCAAAATCATCGAAGGCGACCGTCAGGGCACCTCGGCCTATTACCCCAAAGAGGTAGTAGAGGCCGGGAAGCATTTGTTCGGCAAGGGCGTCCGCAGCTTCAAGAACCACCCTTCCGCCGATGAAAAGTGGAATCGCCCCGAGCGCAGCATTGACGACATCGTTGGCTACCTTTCCGAGTCCGCCGAATACGACGGCAAGGATTTGTGGGCCAACCTCACGATTGTCGAGTCCGAGCGCGAGCGCATCAAGGAATTGGCCGAGGCCGGCCTGATTGACATTTCGATCCGGGCTGCCGGCGAAATGGTTGAAGGCACCAACGGCATGGAGCTGAAGAAATTTGTCGCCGTGCATTCGGTGGACATCGTGACCCAGGGCGGGGCCGGTGGCCAGTTTGGCGAAATGCTGGAATCCGCCCGCAACCAGATTTCTGCATCCGAGAGTGGTGCAGAGCCCCTAGAAGAAAAGGAACCCATCAAGATGGACAAGGAACTCGAAGCGGCTCTGAGCGCTCTCATCGAGACGACGAACAAGACCGCCGAAGCAGTCAACACCCTGGTCGAGGCCAAGACCAAGGAAGACGCCGACAAGGAGGCAGCCCTGGTGGAAGCCCAGAAGGCCGGGGAGCCCAAGGCACCGTCCGCAGCCGAGATTGCCGGCGCGCTGGTCGAGGCCGAGCTGCCCAAGGCAGCCCACGCCAAGGTCATCGCAGCTGTGGAATCCGGGACCGAACTCGCGGAAGCCATTTCCGCCGAGAAGAAGTACCTGGAAACCATCGTTGAGGAATCCGGCAAGGAATTTCGGGGCAACGGCTCCGAGGAACTTCAGGAAGCAGCAGGCGCCAAAATCGGCGCCACCATGTTCGGTGACTAACTAGGTGGTGGTCTGAATCTCGTCCGCTGCAGACGGCTTTCGGGCAATGCAGTAGGCCGGGTTGTGTGCCTCATGAAGGATTTCACGGGCACACAATCTCGGCCACGCTTTACTCAATTACTCTTTTTTCCAAATGCCGTACACTAGTAAATAGGTACGGCTACCGAAAGGCGTCACAATGAAGAACTCAGTTTTCAAGGAAGCGGATTACATTTCCCTTCCGGTGCCCACGGGCACCAAGTCCGGTGTCCCGCTGCGCATCGGCATCCTCAACGCAGTCACCGTTACCGCTGAGGCCTCCGTCACGGAGACCATCACCCTCGGTGCCGGCGCCTCCCTCACCCAGCCTTCCGGCTCTGCCTCCGGCAACGAGCCCGGCTTCGCTTCCGTTGCTCTGAAGGGCTCCGCGCTCCTGACGGTCACCGGAGCCACGACTGTCGGTGGTCCGGTCTACATCAAGGCCGACAACACCCTGACCACGACCCTTGCCGCCGGCTCGAAGCTGTTTGGCGTGGCCCTCCGCGTCAAGACCGCTCCGGCTGGCCCGGTGCTGGTCAAGATTCTCAACAACGGCATCGCCGCAGACGCGGCATAAGGAAGGCTGAAATGACTATCCAGAACGTTGCAGAAGCCGGCAAGGTTTTCGGCGCTGCACTCAACGGCGACCGCACCGCGCAGGGCCGCGTCAAGGCCCTCGTGGACGGCACCGCGTACATCACGGAATCCTTCTCCAGCTCGGACCTCGCCGCCGCGTTCGGCATCGGCGTCTCCCAGAAGCTCAAAGCTCAGTACGCCCAGCGCGTGCAGACGTGGAAGGACTTCGCCGTCGAACTGAAGTTCAACGACTTCAAGCCGCAGTGGTTCCGCGAGTTCAACTTCGATGACAACACCAACCTGGACGAGAACGGCGGCGCCAAGACCAAGCCGCAGTCCCTCCCCCGCGTCCCTGAAGGCACGGAGTACCCCTCCTTCGGCTTCACCACCTCCGCGTCGGGCATCATGCTCTACAAGGAAGGCGCGCGGTTCCCGTTCACCTGGGAAATGGTCATCAACGATGAGTGGAACCTCATCAAGTCCATCCCCACCAAGATGCTGGAGCTTGCCTCCAACACTGAGGACACGGAAGCCTACGGCATCCTCGCCTCGGCTGGTGGCCCGAACTCCGCGACGTTCTCTGCCGGCAACGGCAACCTGAACGCTGGCAGCCTGTTCGACAAGCAGTACAAGCTGTCGCTGGACTCCCTGGCTCTCGCCAAGAAGGCCATCCGTGCCCGCAAGGTCAACGGACGCTTTGTGACGGTCCCCAAGTTCCGCCTCATCGTTCCGACCTCCATGAAGGATCAGGCCGAATACCTGCTCTCCGTCAAGGAACTGACGATCCGCAACGCGAACAACACCAGCGAAATCAAGGCCGGCACCACCAACTCCGACGTGGCTCTGACCGCGACGGACTGGCTGCAGCAGATCGACCAGACCGGCAACGCGGCCACCACCTGGTACCTGGTGCCGGATGGCGGCAAGGACGGCACCCGCGATTCCATCGGTGTCGCCTTCCTGCAGAACCACGAGGCTCCCGAGCTTCGCATCTCCGGCACGGGTGGCAACTACCTCGGTGGCGGCGCTGTTCCGGGCACTGAAGGTTCGCTGCTGAACGACACGGGCGAGTACCGCGTCCGCCACGTTGTGGCCGGCGCGTTCCTCAACGGTCAGGGCCTGCTGGCCTCCACTGG